AGCGGGCAAATTACGCATGGATGCTGGCTATACTGCCGCACTTGACTTCGCGTATGAACACGAAATTCACCCGGCGCAATATGCCCGCTACGAGGCCGGCACTGATATGAAGGTCAGCAGCCTGCTGCGTGTTCTCTCATTTCATAAGCTTACCCTTTCAGACTTCTTCGCCGGTATAGAATAACCTACCTTCACCCCCATGGCAAAGGCAAAAAAATACATCAAAGATGATAGCAAGCGCATTGATGTGCTCAACATCCTCATCAACGAAGGCTTTATAAAGACCTGGGCGGCCATCTTCGACAACATCCCTCGCTCCACTGTGGCCGCTCACCTGGGCATTAACAATAATAAAATGAAATAACTGGTGAATGACCCTTCAGGGCTAACCTTAGAGCGCCTGGCTGAGTTATCTATCTTTCTCAAAGTCAAGTATTCGGTGCTTTCTGAGCTGGCGTATAAGGCTATGCCGGTGGCGAAGAGGGTGAGGAAGAAGAATTGACGGTGGTCAAGAAGTTCCAAATTGTTGTCAAATTATTTTGACATATCAAAGACCTGGCTTATCTTTACTATATCAATAACAACGCCGGGTTGGCCCCCGAAATAAAGCCCGGAACCGCAACCGTATAATGGCGATCAGAAAATGACTACAATTACAACTCAGCTAGCCCGCAACACTTCAGTATTCGTTATTAATCTCAAAGGTGTTATAGAAGAAACTACCATTTTCGACCATGTTATGGCCAGCGCTGAAAAAACTACCAGTCCTCGCGGTGTGGAACATGTGTTATTCGTTGAAGAAGGAGAAGATGGTGATGCTATTATGTGGTTTCTAAAAAAATGGCAACGGGGTGGAAAGTCTGAGGTGGTTGCGCAATTTGAAACTAAAGAAGAAGCCGAAGAGGAAAAATATCAACGCGTTTGGAAGTATGATTTTTTGGTAGATGATCAGCGAGATACTTCTTATTATTTTTCTCGGGAAGAAGCCGAGGCGATTATTACAGAAAGAACTCAGGATTAAACACAAGGGCTTCGGCCCTTTTCTTATATGGATAGATTTTTACTTGCAGAAAACCCCATGAGGCCGGAAAGCGGACTATGGGTCGTTCACCTTCTGGAACCGAAGGCTATAATTCAGTGCTCGGAGGGGCACATCAAAGTTAATAACCCGTTCCGTCACTATCAATTTAAGAATAGTGATGGTGCAACTGAACAATGGACGTTATCTGCTTACCACTTTTTTACAACCGATTTTCTGACCGAACCCGAGCAACAGGTAGTTCCATTACTCGACCGCGCATGGCGCTGGTTCAGATCATACCTGCAATTTGAGGATAAAAATATTGACGATGCAAAAGACGCAGAAGAAAACTAAAACTGAATTGCTGGTTGCATGGCTCGACGAGCGGCCAGCGCTGAATATTAAGAAGCTGGAAGAAGAGGCCGTTATCCCATTTACCACCATTTCACAAGCTCAGAGAGGCCGGGAGATACCCGAAAAGCATTGGCCCGCAATTGTTGCTGTACTTAAGAAATATGGGCTTAAATCAACTTTAATCAAACCATAATCACCACCCGGATAGGAGCCGGGAAAGTATGCGCGACGAAATATTAAACTATATCATTGATAATACCGATAAGGCCACCTTTGAATTAGCTTTGCGAGGTCATAACCTGCATGGCCTGTATCGTAGAAAAAAGAACTGCCTGCTTTATACTTTTTTCAACGGCAATACCCTGCGTTACTCTAATTACATGACTGCACTTTTCGGAGCATTCATAAGCGAAGGCGCGCAGATAGAAGCTGCTGAATTAAATTATAAGATCGACAAGCTGTCCTGGCAGATCCGTTTAAATAGCCGGTACCGCAGCACAACCGGCAATGATATAAAGAAGCACAATGAGTTAGTACGCGAAAGCAATTCACTTGTAGGCAGGTATAATGAGTTGATGGCTGGCACTAACAAGCTGGTTGACCTATGGAATAAAAGACATAAAAAATTAAAACAAGCAGCATAACCCGCACGCCGCGACGGTACGGCGAAAGAAGATGAATCCAACCGAACAACTTAGGTTTGATCCCCGGTTCACCGATGACGACCGAGTAACGCCGGATAAGTTAAAAGACCTTGGATTTAAGAAAGATGGCTTCAATGCCTGGAACAAGTGCATTAGCCCGTGGCCAGAAAGTCATTTAAAGCAATTATCATTTGCGGGTGATTACCTCTATTTACGGGAGGGCGAATTGAGCAGGCCGCGACACAAAGATGATTGTGTAATCTTATGGAATAATGACCTCCGCGGCGTGATGCCCGTAAAGCATCTTAAGGAATTGTACTACATCTTAACTGGCAGTCTTTTGCAATCCGCCGCCGACCTACCCTTTTAAAATTAAAGCCCCCACTTTCGCAGGGGCCTACCTTCCCCGCACCCAGGGGTTTAAAAAAGAGGTATTAATTAAGCTCAGGGCTTTGATTATCTATGTCATCAATCTCATCTTCCGGTACACCTGTACCATGAGGCAACACCAGAAAAACACTTTCACCGCCACCGGTTCCATCTTCATCGGCCCCTAACTCAGATACGCCGGTGTCGCATGAGCACGCTGGCGCAAACGCAAACATGCCGGGTTTAAGGTGATTTGGCACCTCTACCATTACTTCCAGATCATCAGGCGCATCGGCCAACTTTTCTTTCAATTCTTTTACTGTCATAATATTTATTTGAGGAGAGCTCAATTTTAAGCCCTCTAATTTATTGAAATTTAATGTTAACGCAATTTTGCGTCAACATACCTAATACGCTCCCTCTAATAATTTATTAGAGCCTATTAGAGATTTATTAGAGGCCCGGCAAGACTACCGGGCCCGATCAAAACTACATGCTATATGCATCAATCAAAGAGTACTGTAGTTAGGTAGCAGGTTCAACCACTGGCCCCTTCACGGCCTCATAGAATACCTTCGCATAGTCTGCAATTTTTTCCGCACAATCCAGCCCGTTAATAATCTTTCGGGCATTTATCCAATCTTCTACTTTTTCATTGAAATACTGAGATAACTTTTTTCCGGTGTACAACCCCGTGCGTATTGCAAAAAAGGTTGCCCATATTGAAGGTTCCATCTGCAATAGCAGTTCTGGATGGTTCAGGAAATCCCAATCCTTGCCCTGGATCCTGGCGCCTTGGGTCAGCCTCTGGTAGTTTTCATACCAGGTATTTTGGGTCAGGCCCCGGCCGTAGTACAGTTTATCAGGCATTTCGTACGGCACCCGCTTGCGTGGCCCGTCGCCCATCTTTAATTTCTTTCCGTAGTCATGCCCTTTACCTTTTCCATATTCTTCGATTGGCTGCATCGTCTTCGCTGTCTCATGATATGCGGTAGCAAGGATATATGCCAGCCAGCGCAGATCTGTCAATTGCTGCATATCCCATTCCAACAAGATGGCTTCCATGCCCCAGACTTGTGATTGAGTGAGGGCGCCATGGAATAAAGGTTCCCGTATTGTATCAAAGAAGTATTTTCGGATTATCATTTTGATTGTCTTATTAATAATTTGGTTGGGAACACATGTAACCTGCCGTGTACCTCATGATCGAAATAGCCAATACTCATATCCCGTGGCTGCGCGCCCTTTTCATCAGGCCACTTTCTAAAATCCTTACTTTCCGGGTCAGAAGTAAAGGCGCAATACTTGCCGCCAGGGAGATATGTATTGGTGATCACCATATTTCCCATAATCTGATTTTCATTCGATGTGGCGCCTTTCGGTTACCACCGAAGTACGGCCCCAGCTGTGCCTGCCATTTAAGGCCATGGGTAAAGGCAACGCTACAGCCCCCAACTCTGTACATATTCCTGTACACCCGAAAAATATAATGGCCGTCTTCAATTACTATCTGTGTGATGTAACCGGTTCGTACAGGCACTGAGCAGATCGGAATAATTACACTCTGCCTGTTGACATGACAATAGGCCGATAGTTCCCACATGCTAGTCTCGATAATATACCGCCAACCGAACCGGGCGCTCTCGCCATGCTGGTAGTTCCAGAGCTGCCACCATTTCACGCCCGCCGGCCGGTAGATGCTTCTTAAGTAGGCGAATCCAAACAGCTTATTTGTGTCGCCCTGATCAACGGTGCCGAGATCGTAGCGGCAGGAGTCGTAAAAGGTCACCTCTTGGGCGAACTCATTTTTGTTACGGGATAACCAGGTGGATGGCGGCAATGGGTAGTGCCAGCCTTTGGGGATGTGACAGGTCATAGAACTTGCTCTAATTGCGGAGATCCCTTTTCGACTTTTTCATTACTACCAGCCACCCAGCCGCAAGCCCAACCGATGAATGCCACCGTTAAGGCAATAACTACAGCCCGAGACAGATTATCGTTAACGCCGTCTGCTGCCTTGTAAGCCCAATTAGCGCTGAAGGCAAAGAGAATTATCAATACTACTACCCCCGCAACATAGACGGCATTATGAAAGTTACCAGCAACCTGGTGAGAGAAATAAGCCAACAGTAAATATGAGACGATGATTGCCAATAAGCAAACGATTATAACTTTTAATGCAAAAGGTTTGTCTGATTTGTTTGACATATAAATTGTTTTTGATTGAATAATTATTTTACCACCGCCGCGCCGCCAGCGATTAACGCCAGCAAAGCCGCGATCTTTGTTTTTAATCGTTCGCGCCGAATGGTCTTTTGCAACTTCCCTACATCTTTGAACAGGTCAGTATATGCTTTCATCAGCCCATCGTACATCTGCTTAAGTTCATTGTACAACCGCCTTTGCTCATCCAGTGCATGCAAAAAGTCATCTGCCTGTTGCTCCATCTTAATCGTTAGGCTGTCACCGTATGTTTTATATTGATTGTAGAGAAATTCAAAGTTCATAGCGGCTTCGGCCAGGCTATCGGCTTTACGCGCCAGCGCCGATGTATCTAGTTTTGAAAGCTCCTTAACCTCTTTAGCGAGGCGCACAGCTTCCACGGCGTATTTATCCGCCTGCTTCTGCGTAACCTTTTTATCAGCCTTCAGCGCAGCTATAACGCTATCTTTTGCATGGCCGACGGTTTCCAGGCTATCAATTACATTTTGCATTAAATCAGAATGTAGATTGAACGCTTTGTTGTCAGCTACCGCCCGCTCATAATCATCTTTGTGGCTATCCACTGGCTTCGGTTCATGCGTGATAAAGTAAAGCAGGATAGCCGCTATTACTGCAATCAGTGCAATTATGGTGATGTTCTTTTTCATGCTACCTCCTTTTGTTCTGTTTCATCTTCCCCATCATCTTTGAGTAGTTTTTCAAGGGCATCCATAATGCCAACGATCCCAACCGTTGCCCACAGCTGAACGCGGGTTTTTGTAAGTTCATCCTTGAAAGTGTAACCCGCAATCATGCCATTACCAACCAGGGCAAGACCCAGGATAAAATTCTTTAACTTCCTGAACCACTTTGGCGCGGGGTGCTTTGCGTTTTTAATGCTTAGGGTTGCCATCCGTTTTGTTTTTTCGGTCGTTAATAAACTTGTAAATGTTATACGCCCCCGTTGTTAGACCCGCGAATATTGCAGCAAAAGCAGCAAGATCACTTAGTCCAAATCGGGATACAGCATATAGGAATACAGTTGCTATTGTACCATACACTGAACCGTAGTTCCCGCCATTAGGCTCAATCATTCTGTGTGGCATTTTGATCCGATTTAAAAGTCGGGTCGGGTTAGGAATAGTTTTCAGGGGATGATGGTAATGGCTTGGTTAATGATCAGTACTTAAGAACAATCACATTATACGTTTCCGTTGTATTATAATTCGCCGATCCAGTACTTACATTGTGTACTCGTATGGTTACAGTATTAGTAGATGATACCCACGCGTCGTATATTTCACCATTAGAATACCCGCCTGTTACCTTATTAACATGCACTACATCAGTTGTTGCGGCACCTGTTACTGTTACTGTTGTCGTTGCGCTGTTACCCGCTGCGACCGTTCCCGGCTGCCAGGTGGTGGAGCCTTTAAGTACTAGTGTTGAAAAGGAAATGCTCCCACTTCCGTTAGTAGCCATTACTTGACCGCCACTTCCATCGCTAGTTGGTAACGTATATGCGTTATTTATAGTAACTGCTCCAGCGCCTGTAATTTTAAATTTCTCGCTCCATGTGATCGTTCCAGCCCCCGCAGCTGTTCTACGAATTATAAACGCATCAGATCCTGGGTCTTGATAATGATTCCATGACCCGTCCGAGGTCTTGAACCTTTGCCAGTTCGACCCGTCGAAATATGCATTACTACTAATTAATAACGCACCGCCAAGATTTTGAAAGGTCGTATAGTCGTTCCCATTTCGAAGGAACAAACCTTTGGGTGATGATATCCTAACAGTGTCTTTATCCATCCATAACGCCTCAGTTAAATTGGGGTAAAACCCGATGTTAGACCCGCTGGCGCTGGTGCTTAAATAGGCGCTCGAACCGTTGTATGAGCTAGATCCTAGTCCCAGATGCATGTATTCATTACCGCTGTTGACTAGCCTATACCCAGCGGTAGCGCTTCCGCTACTTGAATTATTCTTTAACACGTTATACATGTCAGCTGCTAACGACCTCTTTACGATGAAAGGATTAGGGTTGACACTTAACTTTGTCCAATTTAGCTGTACTGATTCAGATGTGTTAACCGTAACTATGTCAGCATTAACTACATCGAATACATTCCCGACTAATGAAGGGCTTTCAATGGAATTTAGATACACTGCTGTATCTGCATTACCAATAGCATTCCCCGTTATGGCTACGTCCCGAATCGTCCCTGCACTGCCGTCGATGAAAATAGCATCAGCATCCGCGCTGTTGGGAGCGAACTGGTTTCCATTTATAACTATATGGTAAAAGGCCCCGCTATTTATTGTTTTGATTGAGATGCCTTTGCCTGAATAGTTTTCGAGGCTACAGTTTGTTATCAGTAAATCAGAAGTCGTTACATTGTCCATTACCAATTGGATGCAATCGACCCCTAATGTATCAACACTATTTGCATTGAACTTTAAATTTGAAAGTTTAATACCGCCGCCGCTTTCGATATGAATGCCTGCTTGTGCGTTATATTTCCGGGGGTAAAACCAGGAATTTGCAATACATTGATCCCCCGCATCCGGCTCGATGAACGTGCGATGATACACCCCATACCTAACGTATTGGCTAAAAAATACATCATTGATGAAGTACTCTGGGCTCTCATCCAGCCATACATTATCATAGAACCCACTGATTGCGCAGTGGAGAATTTTAGTCGATGGCTTCATGCTTTTAATGCCAGCGCCGGCTGACGGCGTAGTAGCTGCGGTATTGATCAATGCGCAGTTCTCTATAATTGTTCCAGAGCTGTCAAAAATAAATAGATCGTTAGTTGCGCTGTTGCATAAGATTTTTGTCCCATCAAATTTAAAAGTTCTATTTCCCTGAGGCGCATCAAATCCCATCGCATTAGTTCCAGACACTCCAATTATTCTACATGATGGCACATGGATATTACCGGATGTGAGATACGTTCCAGATGGGAAATAAACAATTTTAGGTCGGCCTGCACCAAGGGAATTGAATGCATTTTGGATTGCTGTAGTTGAATTGGTGGCACCTGTTGTATCAGCGCCGAAGTCAACAACATTCACCCAATCTAATGCCGATCCGGAGCCGCCGCCGCCGGTTGAGTCTTTTATACTATATTCAATACCCTCCTTTCTATAGAAAATAGAATCCTGACCGGATTTTCGATATATGGAGTCAATGTAATGACGACCTGGAATTATTATCGATCTTGCTATACCATTAATTGTGAATCCGATGGTGGTGTCATTCACCTTGTACATTGTGTCTACTTTTTTCCTCGTGTCGTACACCCCTTTTATAATTACATTTCTGAACACTCCATTTTTTCGGTACCTGATAGTGCTATCATTCAATGCCCACAACGTATCAACTCCTAACGCACCACCGCCACCGGTGCCTGCCCTGGCCGTATCTATCCAGTCAATCATGCCGCGAAGCAGTGTATTCAGCCGGAGATTGGTGAATGATGTAGCTGCGTTATTCGTTATATACTTGTTATTATAATTGCGCAGAGAATCTGTGCCTGTAAACTGGGCTTTTGCTGTGAATACTATCGATAACAACAATATGCTTATTAGATATTTCATTTTCTATGGATTTTCTGCACTTGCGTTAATTGTATAATCATGTCCTATAACGGCTGTGAATGAATATGTCAATGTAGGTATACCCGATGACGTTTGGTTGTGTATTTCACCATCAATTGTATCCTGCACGTCTATATGTTTAATTGCTGATATTGGCCCGGTAACCTGCACTTCGACCACATCGCCCGGATTTATTACTGCCGTTCCTGAGTTGTTCGATCCAAACGCATAGAATAACACCGCATTAATGTAGAGCCTGAATGCACATATACTTGCTGGCGGTGTCGCGTCCTCGGTATAATTTGCGGTCATTGTAATGCCGTCCGGATTACTGGACACATCTATACTATCCGTATAAGTGTTAGAACCGCAGGCGTTAGTTACATCGAATGAAATTTCCTGATCGATGCCGGCTTCCGGATTGCCTTCAAATGTCAGGATATTTCCACTCAGTGAATAACTCATCCAGCTGGGTTTCGTTACATCAGAAATTGTGAATGGTTGAGAACCGGAAAGTACAACCGTTCCAATCCAGTACGATCCAACGGTTGCGGTAGGGTTGTTCAGACCAGAAACAAATCCGGGCGGTACGCATGAGGGCGGCGGCGTTGGTACTCCTAACGTAAATGTTGCGGTCCTGTTTGCCGTAAAATCGTATTCCTGAACTCCGTATGTACTTTCATTCGTCAGGGTGTCATCAAATATTGCAGACTTAGTAGGAGGCGCATCCAATTCGAATGCATTTCCGATACTCTGACATAAAGATTGCCAGAAAATTGAATAGCTGCCCCTTTGCACCTGGCCCGTTACATTAACAGGATGGGTCAGGTTGCCACCGCTCGCCTGTGGCAATTGCCCTGAGTCGAAAACAATATCCCCATCTGAATTGAATAATTTAAACTGGAACACTGCATCAATTGAGTTGTCGCCTTCACTAATAATATTGATGTTTGCTAAATCTGGAACTACGTCAGATAGTTCGATCGGGCCGTTGCCGGTCATCTCAATTGTTCCATCAAGTAAGTTTATCGGATTAGCATTGAGTATTGCACTACTCAAATAAACAATACCAGTAATCACCATCACATTGCCGCTATTATCTTCATATATTAACCGGTATGACACCGGTAGAAAACCCTCGCCGTAATCAAACAGCGTCTTTATGGTAGGCTTGTTATCTTCAGCAACTGTCTGCACAACCCCGTTATAAGATATAGTATAAGATTTTTTACGCGGTCTAAATTCTTTGTCAAATCCGCTTAGAACGGTAGTTGTCTCTTTAAGTTCGTAAGTACGGTTAATGCTGAATGTCTTGGCGCATAAAACATCCATGTATGCGTCATCTATCTTCATCTGAAATATGCAATTGCGGCCCTGTATATCATTTGCACTACTCATTCAAATATGTATTGTATTGGTATATGATTATCGCCTAAGTCATTTCCATCATTCGCCCCCTCTTGCAACACTTCTATAAAATTCATATCAGCCCGACCTTCACTATAGTTAATGGTGAGTGGCGGCACCAGGACAAAATAATGTCCAGTTAGCTTGCTGCTATCGGGGAATACAAATTGTCTGTGAAACGACAAAGGCTCTATGATTGTCGGGTTGCCAGCAGGAGTGAACTTAAGGCCATCAAACTGACCATCTATCCTCCACATGCGGCGATAGTTATTATTAAACCTGGCAAGCTCTCCTAACTCTTTAAAGTGTCTCCTTTCGTTTACGTTGAAACGGTGCCATGTGGGTGTTGTTAGAGTTGTAAGATCGTTTCGATATAGGGCACCATTAAATACCTTCTTAGGCGAATCTGAGATAAAGACATCTTCCACTATTATGTCTTTTAGCTCCGCGCTTTGGCTGGTTTGTGCAAAATCAGCTTTTAAGGGGAGATATCCGCCGGCTATAAATGGATAGTATGTAAATGAAAAATCTTTCAAATATTGGTAATCACCAGTATTTGAACTAGGGCCCTTCGATTCAAAAGCTATATACAATATCCCATCTTCAGGCGCAGCTTCCGATGTTACGTTTAACGAAGAAAATGTGTTCGTTTTTTGCCCAGGCGCATATGTGATAAACATGCCGCCCTGCCCTATATTAACATCGGCTAACTTCCATATCGCTTTACTTAACTCTTGACCGCTTGATCTATTCGTTAAGGCATATGCCTTACTTCCTGCGACTATATAGATATTTGCTACCGTAGTGAATACCGAAGAAGATGAGCTGCTAAAATCATGTGAAAAACTTTTAGAAGCAGAAAAACCTATCCTATCGCCTTTATAAATTGGGACGCCCTCACTTCGCAGCCAAAAGGAATGGTCGATATCAGTGTTCTCTGTATTTGATTTAATGTAATTTTCGAATTCTATCCCGAAATCGTTTACATATGTTTCTCTCCAAAATTTATTTGACGTAGGCACCATTGCCGGATGTGGGATATCAAAAAAATCGATAACCCCTTGCTCCCAATTATCAATAGTATACTTATAATAAGTGCCGACAACTTCTGAGGTATCACCGTCTCCATCGGAATCAAAATCATCTGTAGCTACGCCTGATTCGTATTGAGTTCCATGAATAAAATTATTGTTAGTCGGCAACTCAGGCCAGACATTATAATTATATATATACTTTGCAGACTTTATAGCATAATTTGACCCGATAAATTGAGACAATTCAACAGGGTGTATTAACCGATCTCGTCCAACTGCTGCGGGGTCAACCAAATCCTGACCTACTTCAAGTAGAACACCGGTACTGTTGTATTCTGAATGCCATATTTTGGCACCTACATTAGTTTGCAGCTCTCCTATCCTCAGTACAACCCATTTACCATACCACTGGTAGATGCAGAAATACTCGCTCAGTAACCTCTCTATACATGTATAACAATCATAGAACTCGGTTGCATTTTTAAGAAATGTTCTAGAATGAACTCCGGTCTGATTAAACGTTTCAGCCTGAGAATCTTGAGTTCTGTCGAACATAGACTCCTCAATAATATTGCTATATGTACGGACATTAAGATCTAATCCGGTTTTAGCCAGAATCGGCAGCAAATAATTAATAAGGTGAACAACGCCGGTAAATTTGGTGCCGTCTGCTTTTGTAAGGGGTACGCCCTTTAGCAATCCAAGTCCATCAACAGCTGATAAAGTAACCTCGTAAGGTTTATCCTGCAACTCGGATCGTCCTTCTCCTGGTGTAAGAAAACCAACAAATACAACCTGGTTGTCGCTGTAGGCAATCATTTTCCATTCGTCCGGGAAAGTAACAATGAAGTCGTCAAACTCTTGCGCGTCTGTTTGTTCCAGGTATAATACAAGTTTTGCCTCCATGGAAATAATGGGAGTATCAAAATTATTTCCGTTGCCTAATGGATACTGAACTGAAAATGATATTGTGCGCAATTCCGTTACCTCATCTGGAACAACATCTTTTTTATAAAGCTCAACGCGGAGTTGCTCGTTAAGACAGTTAAAGAAATTTACAGTATGATGGAGATTGTACGCCATTAGAACTTTCTACCGGCCCTCCTTGCACCTTTTTGAACAGCTAGATATAAACCCTCGTTGTTGATGATAGGGATTAATTGCAGGTCGCTACCGCCATCGCCACCGATAGAGCGCAACATTTGCGGCAACCGGTCTAATGGCATAATAACCTCTGGCCGGTGCATCTCGCCGATTTGGCCGATGATCGGCCCAGAGACTATACCGCCTTTGGCAAATTTGGGTGTATTGAATTTTATATTGCTAATAGCTGTGCCTATCGCAACAAGGGCGACACCTGCAGCCAACGATCCCGGCCCGAATCCGGCAGAAGCAAGCAGTTTCTGTAATGTAATAACAAGAGTAGATGCCTTAATCGTTTGTATGCCTATATCCTTGATAACTTGACCTATTACATGCAATAAACTTTCTCCGGCCTTTTTAATTCCCCCTACTATATCTCCTTTGTCAATTCCTTCTCCAATGCCTTCGCCAATGCTCGTAAAAGCTGGAACTATAGCATCCGAAATGATTTGTCTTGCTTGCTTTCCAAATTCTGTTGCCGCTGCTTCGATTGCATTTATTAGATCCGCGGGTTTATCAAACTTCAGCCCAGCCTTTTCGAATTTGATTCTAGCTTCAGGAATAGTAATAGTAGGTATCTTCTTATCAAACCCTGAGGCTTTTGCAATCCTGCCTTGCAGGTCAGTAACATCAACCGGAATATCTTTGACTTCAAATTTTAAATTCTCTCCGTCCAATACAACCTTCAATTTTTGTTTAGTTGTAAATGAATGGCCTGCTATTTCAGTTGTATCAAACCGGTCAATCTTGCTTAATTTTAATTTCGGATTGAACTCCAACAATAACGCTTCTTTCTCGAATGCTTCGTTCAGTCGTTTCTGCGTGTCCTCTTTTATGGCATCAGTCAGCTTTGCAATTTCGGCAGCAGGCAATCCTGTTTTCTTCGCATCCCTAAGCGCAATCTTTAATTTTAAATTACCTACTTGCTGTTCTAATACTGCTAACTTATCGGTAGCTGCATCGATATCATTTAGGTTAAATAATTTGTCCTGAAACTCTTTTTGCGCATCTCTTATTTTCTCGAGTAAGGATAATTGTTTTGCAAGGCCATCATTTTCCGCCTTCTGCTTACCAGGACTATTTAGATCACGAAACTTTAGCGTTTCCTTTACCGCCCCATCAATTGACCCCTGAAGGTCATCCATATTTGAGCGAAGTTTACCGACTACAACATTTTGATTTGCGAATGCATTGTTGGCGTCGTCTAGAGCGTTTTTTGTATTAATATATTTTCTGGAAATTCTATCTTCCCCGGTTAATGATGTTTCGGACTTGCTGGTATTATCAAGCGCTGTTCGAAGCCTATTAACTTCATTGGTATTGATCTTAAGAATCCTTTCCTGTTTAGCAAGCTCCACCGATACACGCGATATCTCATCAGTGAACCCTTTTACAACCGCCTGCGCAACTATTGCCTGAGTGTATTCATTGACGCGGTCGGTAAGAGTAGTCATTTGACTTTCTTCCAGCTTAAGATCGCCAAAGTAATTTTTATTTACTTCTTTAAGTTCTTCCAGCGCCCGTTTACGTAGTGAGTATGCATTAGTAGTATCAGTAATTACACCGGCTAAAGCCTGCACTTGGGAGATATCCCCTGCCTGGCTACCGGTAGCAGCAGCAGTTACTTCGCCTACTGACTTTAATGTTTTTAAAAATTCTTCGGTTTTGTCTTTTGCTTCCTTTGTTTTTGTGTTAAAGCCCGATATACCATTTTGATAAATTACAAAGGCAGCAGAAACAACGGAAAGCGCTATACCAAGGCCGGCTGGACCTATAAGCGATTGTCCTAATGCCTTTAATGCCTCTTTACCTGAACCGGTTTCAGCTTTTAATCGTTGAAATGATTCCAGTAATGGGTTAAGGTTATTCTGAATGCCAACAAATCCAAAGGGCAAATCTTGTGCAACACGGCCTACGTTTGTAAGGGCATTTGCAGCCTGATTGGCGCCTGGCGCAATGTTTCTAAATGATCTATTAAGATCATCAATGCCTCTTGCGCCTGTAATAGATCTTATTAATGTATTCGTTTTGGCGATTTCGGCGTTTAATTGAACAATGGCGCGGGGATCAGTAGCCGTTTTCAGCTTTTCCCTAAAGGCGATAAGATCAGCCTGCAACTCGGCCAATGATTTCTCGAGCTGCGCTGTATTTGCCCCGATATTTACGCTAAATCCCATTGCGTTCTTTGAATTTTTTTAATATTCTTGCTCTTGCTTCTGCCGCCGCTTCCATCTCGCGCTCTAATCGCTCATTCTGATCCTGCGTTATTTCTTCCGACGTTGGATCTCCATCTAAGGGCCAAAACTCGTACACGCTCATGTCCTGATCTTTCAGGTAAGGTTTTGCCATAGTGTAGGCAAGAAATCTCGTCCGTTCGTTTTCTACTTTCTGATTTCTGCTAAACCCGTCTACAGCTAGCAAGTATTGACGATACGTTAACCTTCTGTATTGATCTGGGCTGAATCCGAGTTCTCCATAGCAGAAAGATTCGATAGCGTCCCACTCAATTCTGTCACCTTTTTTTTTAGTTCCTCTACCTGTTTTTCTGTTCTTTTCTTAATTCGTTCCAAACTTTGACTCTCTCTAAATGCTTCGGCAACTGATAGCAACTGTGTTTGCACTACCTCATCATCGATATTAACCTCGATCCATTCCAGAAAGTCGCCAATCTTTAATTTGGGTGCCCTCCCGTTGGCAATGCAATTATTCCAGTAACCAGCGTGCAGCAGAAATGCAAGGCTGCTATTGCCAATAGTGCTACCATCATCATCAACCAAAATACTGCCTTCTATGATCTTCGTCTGGAAGTATTCGCAGGCGGGCATTGCAAATAATAGTGTCACGTCTTCTCCATTCATCAGAATAGAGCAAAGTCCTGAAGTATTCATCCGTTATGGTTTCACTCTTGTTAATGTTCCTTCCCCTGTAAGTGTAAAAGCAAATCCCATCAGCCCATTCGCTGTGCCGGTGAACGTAACATTTGTGCATTTACAACTACCAGAGTAGTAAAAATTATAACCCACTGATCCAGATGTAGGATTTTGAAGCCGCCACAAAAACGCAGTTCCGTTATCCATCTGTTCTACAAGGTCATCATGGCTTACTTCATCAGTATCGGGCCTGGTTTCACACACGGCGTTGCCTGATGGGTTAAACTCGATCACGCCAACCCCTACCTTTTTGCCGCAATAAGTGTCTTCCGCTGTTACAGGGGTAGTCAATGGAATGCTGACGTCTTTCAAACAGACCAGTACTTTCCAGGTTACTCCATTATCGAAAGACAGTTCAATAGGCATATCTTTCGCATTGATCGTTGAGTTGCTTTGTGGCATTTTTATTTGCTTTTTCGGTTAAGTTAATTTTGTTGCTATACAGGAAACCTGTAACACTTTTGTTATCTCGTAATAATTGGCTGATAATTCAACTTCTATATAATTCGTAGATTCAAGCAGTATATCCGAAAACTCCCAGCCTGACTGTCCAATCATTCCGCCGCTCCCCGGCTGGTTCTGCGGGTATATAATTATCTGCTCGATCTGCTCGCTGATATCATCAACTATATCCTTGCTTACACTTGAAAATTGCTTACTTGTTATTTCAATCGTTTGTACACAGTTCCATCTAAACCGTCGGAAATCAGAATTGTTAACACCGGATTGCTGGGTCAACAAAACGTAATGATTTTCCTCGGCAACCTCATTTGTAGTCAAGCTATCATAAGTATGAACAGAATTACCATCATAAGACAGCGCGGCCTTAATCGCATCATAGAACCCCATCCTTACCGCTTTATCTCTGTTCATATTCTGTTATTATTTATGATATACTCCAATCTTTTTTGCAACAACGGCGTTTCATCAAGCATTGCCGGGAAAAAGAATGGCCTTGGTTTTATACCCACAAGCATTATGTGGTGGAAAATGAAATAAGCCGTTTGTTCAAATGTTAATAGCTTATTCTTCCCTGCATTCTTCCCGCCTTTTTGTAGGCTGGCGCTCTCGAATCTTATTCCTTTGCGCTTCACCCATGCGGTGATAAACTTCAATGCCTGCTCTGCTGTTCCGCTTGATTTCGTATTACTAAACTGTATGCCTAGCTTCTGCACCTCTGATGGTATCCTTCTGCGGCCCCTTGTTCCAAATTCATCATACCCGCTATACTCCGACTGACTAAAATATTCGAACAGTGTCTGATTGATCTCTCTATAATTAACGCCACCAGCTAAGGCGCCCATATCTTTAGGAGCATCACGCTTTGCGTTGCGTACCATTGTTTGCACAGACGCTTTCAGTTCTGCATGTATAAGAGCTTGCACCTTGGCGCTATAAGTGTTAATGTCCCTTATAACATCCGAGATACCAGGCGCCGATATGTTGATCATTCCTGCCACTACTTCACACTTTTACTTATAATAAACTCATACAAATGTTTTTTTTCATCAACCAAATCCCAGTCATGAATAACATATGTTTCGCCTTCTATCACACAGATTGATGAATTGCTCAAATTGTTGATCAGGTTCAACTGGAACCGACATATCATTTTATACCACTGCGCTACCTCTACTTGTCCGCGATCCGCCTGCTTAATCGCCCTTTTCTTTTCCAGGCTGCACCGGGTCGTAAGAAATGTTTCGAAATTATCCCTACTACCTGCGCCCAGAGATCCCCGGTTGTTCTTTTTGAATACCACCGTCTTTTTTAATTGCCCAATATGAAAATTTACACCCATGCCGTATCAATATATGGCCGCAGGTACTGCATCGCATCTGCGCTAATGCCGCTTACCCGTTGCACTGTTGCGTTACCTGAATCACTTAATGTATTTGTTTCATCGCCCCGGTGTTCATACCTGTATGCTATCTCAGCCCTAATCGCTAACATCAAATCTTCCGGGGTCGGGTTATCATAATCGATTTCCTCATCTTCGCCGTATCCGGTTGTGCATGTTATCTTATGGCGACCACAGCGGCCAGATTTAATTACTTTAAAATCTTCCCCATCAGTAGTGTAATCCGTAATTGTCAGCGTTTCGTTGTCCGGCGTCCCATCTCCATTAGTCCCTCTCCTATATAATACCTCGTCAATGCTCCTTATTGGCCCGTGTGGCAATTTGAACTCACGAACCAGGTCAACAGTAACTACAATTACACGCTTCACCAATGACAGTTTTGTTCTCTTTTCAATGGCCTGCCTCACTTCGGTTATAAGACGGGTAAGCAATGCGTCATCATCGGTATTCGCCGTATCGATGATCAGCCACGCCTTTACCTCTGCCAGGGTTGCCGGCTCAGTAATGGACTCCGCTTGCCTGTTCTTTATATCCTTTAAAGTGTTTAGCATTTATTATGAATTGTTCAAGTTCTTCGAGTTGTTTTGCTGGGTTTAACTGCGCTGCACGATCTCTACACGCTGTACTTACTGCTCGATAATATTTTTCGTTATCCAGATTGTTAATATGCTTCACGATCGGCTTTATATCGTATGACTCCCCATCGTGTTCGGTAATCTTGCCGTACTGATCAGCTTTGCATGCGCCACGATCAGGAATATACAGACCCGCGTCACCGCAATTCTCTTTTAGCCCCCTCGTGCCTGTACAGATTACTGGTATGCCGTTACACATGGCCTCGGTCGCTGTCCTCCCCCAGCTTTCGTACCGGGAGGGCATTAATAGAATCCTTGTACGCTTGTACACGCTCAATATATCAGGGCTATTCGGCACCAGCTCCACATTTGGGCATTCGCTTCTTATCTTATCGGCTATTCCCTGCTGCAATCCGCCATCATCATATGATCCGTAAACGCCTATAAATTTCGCATATGGCATGGCTTTCGCCACCCTATAAAGGATATAACCGCCTTTATTTTCATTAATGCTGATCATGGCTATTGCCTTGTTCTCCCATGGATCTGGGCAAACATTGTAATAACCGGCATCACACGGCGGATACAATAACATATTCGGCCAGTTGTAGGCCAAAGTATCTTTTACCCATTTGCTATTATATACGATATGCACATCAGACTTCGCATCAGGGATCGGATTAGGGTCGTAGGTGTAATGGCTGTGGATAAAACAGGCTATTGGCTTCTTTACCAGCCGGGCAATATTTATCGCCCATTTAGTATAGTCCAGGTGAGTTAATATCACATCTGCCCACCGGTATGCATCCAGGTTATCCAGCGGATCACCTTGTACCCTTACCCCTTCGTAGTAATATGGCACCTGCACATTATGTCTTTTAGCCTGCATCAAAATCACACGCACTTCATGCCCCTTCGACATTAAGAACTTATTAATGTGATGCGCCATCAGCTCACTACCGCAGTTATGCGTAGGTGGGTATAGGTGTATGATCCAAAGCAACCTCATGCGGCGACCTCCTTTTTTTCATAGTTTATCACGGTCCACCCGGGGCAGTATATGTCGTCGCCGGTTATATCTGCATGCTTAGGCCCAAACCAGGGGGCTGGGGCAATTACTTTCTTGTCGGTCGCTTCGCCTAATATGGCCGCCATTGCGCTGTAACTGCTGTTGCCGATGATGAAGTGCCGGCAGGATTTCATTAAAGCAAAATCTTGAATATAATTATTCCCGACTGATGCGTTAATATTCAGGCCTAAGGGCCTAAACATCTTCATAGCTTCTTTTTGGTCATCACTGAAGACAACAAATTCGGTGTCTTCAGGAAACCTTTTTATTGCTTCCATATAGTAATCGAGGCCTAGCCGTGGATGATAGGCTCCATCATAGTCCCCTAGTCTTACATGAATAGCCACATAGTCATTCTGCTTGTATTCATCCCTCATCCGCATGTAATATTTCACCTCATCAAAGCAGTGAGCGAAGTATTTGAACGATTGAAAGTGGCCTGATAGGTTCCAATTACCGGTACCGAGCCTTACATCCTGGTAACCCCACTCGACCGGTCGATCTTTCCATTGTAAGCCTGCAGGAATTGCAGGCAAAGGGTTCTGAAAATGTTTCCATACATCAATATCCTCACTGCTGCCAAAACGTTCTTTGTGATCCAGGTTCACCAGTGGCTTGAATACAGGTTGTAGTCCGTTCTTGCGGGCGACGCCGATCACGCCGGCAACCTGGAATAACATGTTTGCAAATCGGCCATAGTTGCCGATGGATGACATTGTGCAGTAGCCTTTCATAACACAGTATTATGCATGTATTTTAAATAGCGACAATAATTCATAATGAACATCCTAAAGCACCACAATAAGCTACTATTACTTAGCGCATGAATAGCATTAGGAAGGGCGGCTGACTTTACTGAAATCACCCAATTGCCGCCATTCTTTTGGCTTTCTCGAATGGCTTTCGGATATATTAAATATTTATGCATTTACAGGAAGCCAATTCGTTCTGAAATACTCCCCGGCATTCTTCAGCCCATCGCCCTTGATCTCGGGGAACAGCTTTTTATATTGCTTGTCGACAAAGACAAGGTTGCCTGTATGGGCCAGCAGGAAGTAACCTTTCTCGATTCCAAGTTTTACCATTGGTAAGTAACCGGCGCCGCCCTCACTATTGAACCGGTCGGCATCGGGCGGTATGCTGCTGTCGATCTCCACAATTACAATTTTCGGCTTTGCTTTCAGGGCTTTTAATAACTCGTAGTCCTGTCCGTCCGTATCAATACTCAGTACATCGCACTTGTCGTCTACAAAAGCGTTTATGTTGTACTTGTCTACATGGCTGCACTGGCATTTCACATTCGGGTAAGGCTTCCAGTTTTCTTCGCACTGCTTCCATAGATTAAAATCCGACTCAACCATTTTGCCCGTCCAGCCATCTTTGAGCAAAAGCGCAGTATTACTGCACCAAATACCATTGTTGGCACCTATCTCAACTGCATGACCGGTTTTAATCTTTAACCTGGAAAGGCATTCGACTAAAATCCCTTCCTCGCCATTCTGTGAGTAGGTGATATTTGAGGCATATTTGTTCAGGAAGTCCAGCATTACAAACTGTTTATTGCTTCTTCGAATAAATGCGTACCGCCGTCTGCGCCGTGTGATGCCTTTTCTCTATCATGATTGATAATGACATCTAACCGGCTGTAAAGCACAAGGCGGTTAACCTGTGACATATTGGAAATGCTTTTGAGCACATCTACAACCGGATTGACTGCTGTTTCGTTGGTTTCAGTTGTCGCCTCAGTCGTTTCATCAATTGCTTTATTTTCTTTCTTCATACAAATGAATATTTTGATTTGAAATACTTCTGCATGTGTCGGTTAAGGTCGTCGGTTGCCGTAAAGTCGTTGTCGCGCATCCGGTGGTGATGGAACAATACCGGGTAAGTATCATTATAACCGGTTTTCTCATAGATAAAGTTCCCTGCATTGTACATGGCTGGCCACCAGTGGAAAGGTGTAATGCGCTCCCTATATGCCAGCGTTGTCAAAATTGCCTGATCGTGCCGGTGTTCTTGAAACTCGGGATGATTGGGGCAATTGCTTGGGCTGTCATCGATCATGCCTGATACTGTACACCATGTAAGCCATTCGTTCACAAACTCTTTTGCCATTCGCGTATTGCGAATCACAATAACACTTGCCTGTACCTGGCTTCCGCTATCCCAACAGTTTAGAATCTTCATCACATCTGCCTTACACCAATGAACGTGCTGAAATTTATTCCCAAACAGCCAGATATCACCCGCCATCCGATCAATAATATGGTTCACGTTGTTGACGATCTCCACGCCGACGTCGCAATAGATCAGATAATCGCCGTCTTTCATATTCTTCAACTCCCTATCCATAAAGTATGGCTTCCACAGCCAGTACCCACAACCGCGTTGCTGATCTAGTATTGCAGCGTTCGCCTTTCTGAATTTGGCATCAATATCTTTAGGGCCATATGCCTTCACTTCATGCACATTGTTCTGCAATGCGCTCATCTCGCAGATTTTCGCTGCAATGGTCATATTGTGGTCTGTGAATGATATGAGGCGCTTCATGCAAGCAGTTTTTGTGACTTAATGAAATGCTCGTTATAATCTACCTCATGCCCCCATATCTTACTATGGCGCGGCCGCTGCCACGCAACCATTGGGTTGATCACATAAGCGTTTAGCCGGCTCAGGTTACCCGAAAGCCAACTATCATACATCTGCTCACTGAATCCCGGTTGGTTTTCAAGGATAAACTCTATGCATTTCTTATTATAGCCAATACAGTGCGTGGTTAAGGCCCCCTTTATCTTAAATAAGTTATCGGTAATTTTTACCGGTTGTTCCTCCTGAATATTACAGCCGAAATAAACTATGTCCCAGTCGGCGGGCAGATACTTTAAAGCCTGATCTACAAGGGCGCATTCCCTGAACACACAATCATCTTCCAGGAACAGCAAATGCATTGCGTCAGATTCAAAGAATTCGATAAGGATTTGCCGGGTGCTACAATTGAAAGACTGGTGCGGTCCTATATGCGGGATCGCATTGAAGCGCTGAACGTCATCAAGTCCGATCCTTTTAAACTCGGCGTCAGCTTTCGCCCATTCGCCCGGATCAGCTGTCAAACAAACTTTTCTATCGAATAAATCCCACATAGAGTTATAAAAAGGGGCGGCGTTTTACCGCCCCGTTAATCAAAGAATATATACTTACGCGCCACCCACCAGGAATGCATCAGGACGCAGGATGGCAACTTCTGCACGCGCTTCACCTCTGAAGGTGATCAGGTTAGCATACACCGCCTGATCGTGCGTATTAAACATGCGCACGTTGAAACCTTCACCAGCCTTCTGCGTAATCAGCGTTTTGCGAAAATCACCGATTAACACTCTGTCATCGGCAAGCGCATTGCTTGAACATTTGGTTAAGCGCAAGCCCGCAAAAATGATAGTGCCATCAGGCAATACCAGGAAACCACCAGGCGTACTGTAGTCGGCTGGTTTGGTATTGAGCAAGTTTGCCCAAACACGCGGGCGAACCACGATATCAGTCGGCTGGTAATCGTTAGATTCCAGGTTTGCTATATAATGAGGTATTCTTTCGGCGGTCACCGTTACGCCAGCGGGAACGGCAGATGAACCGGTAGCGGCAGCGATAAGCGAGCCGAAGAAATCAAAAGACTCTGTACGCAGGTAGTCTTCTGTTAATTCCTCGGTGATGTACTGAGATAATCCGGGAATATCCTGGATCATTTCACTTGCTACGTCCACGGTACCAGCACGATACTTACTGGTTACGGTAACCAGAGTATTATCGTAATCCCGTTTACTTTTTGTTGCACCCGGGGCAGTGGTGGCGGCAACGGAGCCCTCGCCTGCTGGAATGTTCTGACGTAAGAAGATGTACAGACCGGTAGTAGTATCAATGGTCCGCACGAGGTCACGGAAATGTACCAACTGGCGGCCACGCACCGCAAAATTGTTATCCCAGGTAGGAACAGCGGAAATTGATGCGCCGGTGATATTGCTGGCAATGGTCATTGTACCTACTGCTTTCGTTTTCATGAAAGGCAGGGCATTATTCACATTGTTGTGCAGATCAGGCCGGAACTCCTTAACTGCATTTTCGGCAGCAGCTTCGAAATCCTTCAGGAAAAGATCTTTTACTCCCATTTGCTTTTCAGGCAGGGTAAACTTCATCTGACCGGCTTTCGCTCTCAGCTCAGTTACCTCATCCTGTATCTGCTTCAGTGTGGCGCCTTTTTCGCCAAGGATGCTATTAAGCTCCTTCACATTGTTTTCGTATTCGGTGATCTTGGCAGCCTGGCCTTCATTGAAAGCTTTCATCTCACCAAGCTCTTTAGTTCTCAAGCCCAGTTCTTCTTTAAGTTCTTTGTACCGGGTTTCAGTAGCTGTATTTAGCTTTTCCAGAGCTTCCAGCTCAGGCGATTTCCCGTCGCCATCAGTTTTATAGGCGGCATAACCAAAGCGGTTTACGCCAGGCATGCGCCGGGTTGATATTTTAGGAAGGCCAGCAGCAAAACCTATAGCTGCCAGTGACATTAAATTACGTTTCATAATGCGTTTACATTTAATAATGAGTAATTGAGTTGTTTCAGAAACTCATTATCCTGTTTGCTGGCAGACGGCTCATGAGTGGGGTTAACCGGCTCAGAGTGTACAGCGGTATCAATCTCAGATAATAACTGTTTCGTATTTTCTAGCTCTTTTGTTATTTGTATAATACATTCATCCGACGCTCTTGTATTTCGGATGAATTTTTCCATAGCCTTAACCCCGGCCCTCAAATCGTCAACTTCTTTTACACCATATTCTAGTCGGCGTTTAAGCCAGCCCACATCATAGGAAATTGATCCTATGACTTCATTGATATAACTCCACATATCTGTGCCCTCGGTAACCGTGTTATTCATATCAATAGACATCTGTAATGCTTCAGACCTATTTGCAATTAGCCGACGCAGAAAGTTCTTTTCCTGGTCATTCAAATCTTTCAACCTTTCCGGGTCAAATGATTTTATTACACTTACAACACCAGACGCTTTATGCGCCCCCCAATGAGTAAGGACAGACGTTTCAAGGTGCTGAACCTCCTTATTATCATAACCGCCTTTTGCCATTTTAACGGCCTTCACGGGGTTGAAGCCATAAGAGCTGGCAACTATAATACCCTCATCCATTTGCTTTAATACATCTTCGCCTAAGGTGTGGGTGCCTAGATATACTTGTGTATATGCATGCTCGCTGTCATCCCATGCCTTAAGTGGTTTTCCAGGGGCAAGCTCTTTTTTGTGGTTCAAGAAAAAGCGCAGGTCGTCAAAGTTTTCATTCCAGCTTTTTGTAAACATGCCTTTATTGGCCCTGTCGCCCTCACGGTCTAAAGTTTGATATGTGGCATGGGCGATCACTGCTTGCCTTTTGCTCATATCAAGGTCTTTAATCGTTATGCCATCTTTTGCTATCTTCATTGCCTTTGTAAGCATGTCACAATATTTATGCTGTTACTAATTGTTGTTTAGGTATAAGTCTCCCGCTTTCATCCCTGAGCGGTACAAGGGCGGCCGTACATCGACAGTTGATCACATTACCGGCGCTTGCCGTTGGGTCGCCCGGCCCCGTCATCATTTCAACTCCTATCGGTAGATTGCCTTTGTAAATTGATACGGCGAACTTTGCATCCTGAGCTATTACCTCGCCATCAACCGCTCGATGACTGTGCCTGGTACGGTGATCGTTGGCCGCAATCCATTCTTTGCCGGTTTCATAATCACTTTTATCTGCGGCCAGTTTCCGGCCTATTTCAGATGCAAAGAGCGTTTCCGTTCTTACTATCATCCTGGCTCGCCAGAGCAGCATTTCAGGATCTCGCAGGGCATCCGCTATTCTATCGTACCCCCAGCCTTCACGCTGCCCTTGCTCAAGCAATGCAAGGATTTGGTCACGTGTTGTTTGCGAAACAGGATAAACTGACTTTTCCAGCAGGTGCAATTTGAAGTAGGCAATTATATCCTCAGCCCACTGATCACTGAAGCCGAACGACGCAGCCTTTGTGTTCATTTTCACCGCCTTGTTTATCTCTCGTAACCCCTTATTTGCAAAGAACACTCCGGCTACCACATGCAGGTCGGTAATCACAGGCTCTATCTTCTCATTGAACACCTGCATATCAATTTGGCCTTTTGCCATCGCCGGCCCGTTGGCCTTTATGATCGGTATAGCCTGTTCAACCTGCCATCGCAATGCATTGAATACTTTACGTAAGAACTCCCGTTCTATCCGTTGGGATTGAGCGGCGTATTTGGTGCTATATTCTCTGCGCCGGGCCTGGTTCATTTGCTCTCCCACTCTTTTATTTTCAATTCGGTTTCTTCGGCTGTTAACCCTTCCAATTCTTTCAGCCACTTTTGCAATCTCACTTCTCTGGCTTCCTCGGTCTTCTTCTTCATCCTTTTACATAGGTAGTCTGTCGGAAATCTCTTTGCCACTATTGCTTTTATTCTTTCTATTACAGCGTTTTCCATTGGCCTTGTAACATTTGCTTTTTGCTCACCGCCTCTGATACTATCATATCGACTATTGCCATTGCTAGGGCTGGGTTCTCTTTTATATACCGGTTAATGCTGGTTGGTAATGATCCGCAGAACTTGGTTTTTTTAAACCGTTCTACCTCTTTTTCCATTTCATCGATCAGCGCAATCTGCGTATTAATCTTATTGGCCTGCTGTAGTTGTTCGCTCGTCATGACTTAATAATCCCTCTCTTTTTCATTTCCTCAACCTGCTGCGTATACCCGTCTCCCTGCATGCTTTCTGCCACCTGGCTCAATGGTTGATATCCTGACGGTATCCATGGTTCGTCAAATAGAGGATCGCTGTTTGCCTCATACCCTTGGGCTATAAGCTTCTGATTTGGCGTTACCCAGAACGCCTTTAATAATGTTTCAACCAGTTTGTTCATATCCTCCTGCAATTCCGGTAACTCTGTGAAGTCGCTAATGATCTTTGCTTTACCAACAAGATCAAATGCCGGCAATAGCCGGAGGTTAAGCAGGTCATCAAGTTCTTTCGAGGCTGGTATCACAACATCATTAACCCAATTACGTTTTGCACTTTCCAAGTTCGCAAGGGTAGCCTCGGTTGGTATGAATAGCAGATGAGGCGTGTCGTAAAGTGCGCACAGCTCTTGTTGGTTCTTCGTTCTACCTTCAATAAGGCTAAGGTCCACTGCATTAATTGCCAGATCGATGTATTCCCACTTGTAGCCCATCAACAAAGCAACGGCGCCTTTAATATCATTCTCGTTGATCTTCGCGTTTACTACCGTCCTAATATCTGCCTCCTGTTGGGCAGTAAGCGAATCAACACCAACCTCAGGCGCAAATAGTATCCCTTTGGCTCCATCGTTTTGGTACATCCGGACGCTACTCTTAACTATATCTTTGTTCTCCTGTACCGTTTTGTTGCCCGGTGTCAGCCTTGTCATGCCTCGCAGGTGAGTTCCCGACGCAGGATCGAACTTTAGGTTAAGATCCCGCCAGTGGATGATATCACCTTTACGTATATCCAATTTTACCCCAGCCACTTCCAGGCAATAACCGCTTATGCCGAAAATATTATCAGGATCACTGTACACCTTCATGTAGTTGGATGGTAGTACATACATCTCCAATACCGGCAACGCATCCATCTCCTTATCACTTCGATCAACCAATAGCCCGGTATTCTTATCTAACCTTTGCTTTACATCGCCCCGATTCAACCAGATGAAAGCCTCACCTGTAGCCAGGTAAAAGGCTTTTAACAATGCCATAAACTGAGCCCTGCCCTGATATTCGTTAGGTCGATTCAGTAGCGTATTTAAATCACTGTCAAAGAGCTGTGCTGTATTAAGTGCTTTTGTTCTCAGTTTGAATTTTGCCCCCTTCTCCTGCATTAATGCTTTTTCATCGTACAGGTATCTGGGTACCGAGGCAAACTTCTTTGCGTTCTTGGCTATAATTGCATATATCCAGGTACTCGCGTTAAAACCATCATCAATAGCCTTGCTTTGGTCGTACTCTGGGATCACTTCACGCTTACCTAACCAAGATGTGAGGCCGCCTGTTCTACCACGCATGAGCCGGTTAAACCCGCTACGAATGGCGCCCATCATATTACCAAAGAACCCGCCGCCGGTGCTATATACTACCGATCCATCCTTCTTTTTTGTAACTGTTACTTTTGCCATTTATAACATTATAGCACCCGCTTTTACAATTGGTTTTAATTCGAACCATTCACGCATCATTATAGTGTCCCAATAATCAGGTGAACGTCCCAGTGCCTCTTTAACGAGGTCTTTCGGCATTACAGCCCTTTTGCCTTCAGTATCCACATCTTTCTGTTTCACCTGTTCCATTTCCTCAACTATTTCCTCCTTCTGCTTCGCGTCTGCACCTTCAATGAATAGTCCTGCGTTATTGATTCTATCTGACATCCGGTAACTACATTGCGATTTCAGATTATCGTAGTTCTCCGGTTTGATATTCCCTTTTTCATCTTTTTGTGGCTTGATCGGGTTGGGCAACGGCCTACTGTTATTCACAAATCCGTTGCATTTCACAATATCAACCACCCCCCCGCCAACACCATCTTCGTCAACTATCGTATTGCTATTTGGTATGCCGTTTAGTTGTTGGAAGTAAATAACCTTCTCCGCAACTTCGGGAACCGATAGCCCCTTAAACATGTACAGCTTCACCCTGAATCCATCCCATACTCCGATCACTGTTTTATCATTTCCGAACCTGGCAACGTCACACGTGATGTACTTTCCCCCTCGTAGACTATGAAAGTCATTTGTAAAGCAATCCAATATCTTTTCATACAGGATCAGTGCTGCCGGATCGTCGCTATATTCCCAGTTCCCAAAGTATAGCCGCTCTTTAGTTGGCCCCTCAGGCAGCTTCCGTAAACTGTCCAGGTATGCTGGTGAGATATAAGGATTGTCTGTTGCCAGAGATTTTACAAACTGTCTGTCTGTTCGTAATAGGCCATCCTTTGACGGCTTGTAAAACTCATAGTAACTCCACCCTTTATTTGGGTTAGTCGCGTAAAGAGCTTTAGGGATAAGATCGAATTCAACCAGCTTAAAACGTAACCGGGTCCTAAGGATATCCTTTGCCTTCTGCACAATCTGGCTGCACTCATCGATGAAGCAATCCGTTATTTCCAGTGATCCCAGTTCGTCAAAGTCCGGGTCCGCAGGTGTTTGCTTCAAATCCCTGAGATAAATCAAACTACCGTTATCGAATAACACGCAATTCGGATTCTCTTTATCGTGAGCGCCAGTAAGGTCAAAGTGCTTCCCTCGCTTTACTCCCTGCTTCTGTGCTATCTCAAAGAACGTTTTAAGGGTTGTATCCTTCAGTGTCTTGAAAACGTCACGGCCTATAAACCCTCTACTCCCTGGATATTTGAATCTGTTCTTTAACTGCCAATAACAACCTAATGCCGATTTGCCTGGCCCCGCACTACCGCCAAACAATACCTCCTCAGTAATCTTATCCTCTAAATAATCGAGGGCTGTAGTCTGTTTGAATGTTAACTTCATTCACCAGCCTTCGTTTGATAGGTCTTTTCCTCATTCCAGGTAACCGGCATGGCACCTTCAATAACCTGCTCGGTCCTATCTTTCCATCCCATATTCTTTAAAGCGAAAATTGGATGGAAAGATAGGACCGAGCAGGTTATTGAAGGT